GCTTTCCGAGCATCTTCTCACCCTTGCGCTGGCCTGGCGCTGGATGGAAGCCAAGGGGCTGGACTACTCGCAGCGTTATGAAGAGTACGAGCGCGAGAAGGGCAAGATCATCGCGCGCGATGGGACACGCAAGAAGCTCAATGTGACGGGCCCCACCCTTCAGGGGCTTGGACGTGGGCGCATACCGGAAGGATCGTGGAACTGATGCAAGGGAACTCCATTCGCTCAGACATTGAGAGGGCGGCAGCGACAGTTGACGCTTCCGGCCAACGCTCGGTGCCAATGCCCCGTCAAAAGCCTCGTGAAGAGGATAGCTACAACCCAAACTGGACGGACCAACAGGCAATGCAGCATGCAAAGACCTTGTATGAGCGGGGTCGTCGCGCTGGAGAGACCGGGGAAGGCGAGACAGAGGTTGTTGATTTCATCCGCAAGTGGGGTGACACACCTTATGGGTCGCACATGACGCGCGGGTATCAAGAGGGAAAGAGCCGTAGGCCACGAACAACGCCAAGGCCCTCCATGCCAGGGATCCGCCGTCCTTACGATGACATCCCGCGCTAGGAAGACAGTCCATGCCCTGGAAGCCAACAGACCGGAGCCGCACAGATCAGGTAAGGCAGTTCTATGCCCAGCGTCCTGATCTGCAGCAGATGTTTTCGGATCCGGCCGCACGCGAGGATCTGGCGCGACGGATGCGTGAGGCAGGGTTTGAAATTACGTCTGATGAGTTGACGGATCCAGAAATCCTTGCGGAGCTTGGCTCCGTGGATGATCGTGAACTTGAGCAACTGTTTCCATTCACGCAGGACAGCATTGCCGATCGGCGGAGGTCATACTACCGACAAAATCCGGATCAGGATCCGCAATCGACGACCTCGAGGGTCATGGAGTTTTTCGGGCTTGATGAGCCTTATTATGATGACTCCCGCTCTTACGATTACGCTCAGAAGAAATTCCAGAACAACGGCAATCCGGACATGAGCTGGTTTCTGCAGCCAACAGAGGCGCAGGAGCAGGTTATGACGGGATCCATGCCGAGCGTGTATGGCGCGGAAGATGATCGCACTGGTTCGGAGATGGCCCAAGGGGCAATCCTCGGGGCCTTGAATTGGCCGCTTTTTGGAGCAGAGGAAGAGGTTGTCGCCGGGGTGGATGCCTTGGGCGAGGGAAAGTCCTATGACAAGGCTCTGGACGAGTCCCGCCGTGTAAAAGACCGCCATAACCTGCACACGCCGCTCTGGTCACAGGTTCCGGAGTGGGTTGCGAGTGCCGGTCTTGCCTTGCCAGTGTTTGCGGCGGGCCAAGGGGCGGCTGCGAGGGGGCTCTCCAGCGCTCGGCAAGCGGCAGGGTTCACGCCAAAGGCAACGTCTCCGACTGGACAGGTTCTTGAGGAGGTGGCGACCGTTTCCCCGGTGGCTGCAGCCGATGCAAGCCTCTACCAGCTCGGGGAGGCGGATGGGGATCTCTTCCAGAGAGCGGAGCAGTTTGATCCCTATTGGACGGCAAGCGTTGCAGCCTTCCCTGCTTTTCTCGGTGCCGCGGACCTCACAAAGAATTTGGTTTCTGGAGGCTATCGCAAGGGTAAGGAGCTGTACAGGCGGATAACTGGCTCATCCGACAAAGCCAAGAAGGCGCCCAAAAAGTCCAGAAGCCTTGATGCAAAGGCCCTTCAAGATAGGGACCGGATGCCAATGGATGCCCCTGGCATAGCTCCACGCCCGATTATAGCGCCAAGGCTTGCCCCTGCCAGGCCACCGCGGGAAATCCCCCTTCGCCCAATGTCTCCAACAAACAGTGACGGCACGGTGCGTGGTGACATTAACCGCGCGTTGAGTGGCAAGGGGCGCAGGCGCTGATGTTGCAAGTTCGTGGCCGGCGGATCAACAGGGGGCCTGCGGCTGTTGAAAGGCCATTGCCCACACCGGTGGGCGGTTGGAACGCGCGCGATCCGCTGGAGAGCATGAAGCCTTATGATGCCGTAATTCTCGAAAACTGGTTTCCTCGGCAGAGCGATGTGACGGTCAGGGGTGGCTATACCCTTCACTGCAATACGGGTGAGGGGGCCAATAGTGTCCAGACCCTTGCTGAATGGAAGGCTGCGACCAGCCGACGCCTGATTGCGGGTATCAACGGCAAGCTCTTGAACGTCTCCACGTCAACGCCTTCCACGCTTGGAACCGGCTTCTCCAACAACAGGTGGAAGTGGGTAAACTTTGCGGAGCGATTGTTTCTTGTAAACGGAACGGACGCGCCCCAGGACTATAACGGGAGCAGCCTATCGGCTACGGCATGGACGGGTTCCGGCCTTACCATCACCAATCTTTCGGATGTGACTGTATTCAAAGAGCGGCTTTTCTTCATTGAAAAGAACACGCTCAACTTCTGGTACGCGGGCCTGCAATCAATTACGGGTACGTTGACCAAGTTCCCGCTGCAATACACGGGAAGCTTTGGCGGCACGCTCCAGCAGATCGGGACCATCACAACGGACGGCGGAGAGGGGAGGGATGATCTCATTGCCTTCTTCCTGTCGTCTGGAGAAGTTATCATTTATCAGGGTTCAGATCCGGGAAATGCCAATTCGTGGAGCCGGATCGGTACATTCTTCCTTGGGCCGCCCATTACGGGGTCAAATCTTCAAAGGTTCGGTTCTGATCTCATAGCCATGACCGATGGCGCTTACACACCTCTGACCAAGGTGTTGGCTTTTGGCAGGACTCAGCCTTCATCGCTGGACCTCTCGGACAAGATAAGCCTTGCAGTGTCTGAAGCCATGCGGCTTTACCGGGACAATGCAGGGTGGCAGGTTATCTTCTACCCTCGCGGCCGAATGCTGATCTTCAATGTACCGCGATCGACAGCGCAATTTGACCAGCACGTGATGAACACCGACACGCAGAGCTGGTGCAAGTTCACGGGATGGAATTTCCCTGTTTTTGCTCTGTTCGGGAACGACCTGTACGCCGGCGGAACCGATGGGCGGGTTTACAAGTGCAATGACGGGTTTTCCGATAACGGAACAGCAATCGTAGCGGACGCCCAGACTGCGTGGAATTACTTCGGGTCTTCGGATCGGCTCAAGAACTTCACCATGGCGCGGATTATCTTCGGCGCTGTGAGTGATCCAGGCGCGCTTGTATCGATCGGCACTGATTTTGACATTTCCGTTCCGACTTCAACCGTTTCAACATCAGCTGTGACAACGGGCGGGGTATGGGACGTTGCAATATGGGACTTGGACACATGGGGCGGAGCCACGCAGGCAATAAGGGGATGGCAAGGGGTGAACGGGTTGGGCTACTCAGCTTCGATGAGATTGCGCGTCTCGTTGACCAGCCAAGGCGTAAGCTGGAGGTCATCGGCGATGGTCATGAAGCCCGCAGGTCTGGTTTAAGGTTTGTATTTGACGAGGACCAGGATGTTGCCGATTTCGTGATCGGCCAGCTGCCACATCCGATCACCATTGACGAGTTCGGCCGGTTCACAACCATTGGCATTGCGGGACCATCAGGAGCCCTTATTGCCGGCGCGATCTACCACCGCTGGCGCAAGTTTGATTGCGAGTTGACATTTGCAGCCTCAAGCCCGCGGTGGTGCCGAAGGGGGATTGTGAGCGCTCTGTTCCATTATCCGTTCGTACAACAGGGCTTGGAGCGAATGACCTTGATCATTGGCGAAAACAATCCGAGGGCGCTGAAGTTGAACTTGGGCCTTGGGTTCAAGGTAGAGGGTCGCGTGCGCAAAGCATACGATGGAAAGAATGACGCGTTCGTTCTCGGGATGATGCGTGATGAGTGCAGGTGGATAAAGGAAGATCATAATGGCTGACAAGAAGACGGAAGCGGAACTTGAAATGGAAGACGACGCTGGTCCAGAAGAGGACACGCGTGACATCTTCGATAAGGCGCTGGATTGGGCGCCCTACGTTGGCGGGTTGGTTGGAACTATTGCAGGGCTCCGATGGAATATCAAACGAATGCGATCAATTGATAAGCGCTCCAAGGCTGCTCACAAGAGATGGGATCAATTGCGAGCAAAAAACCAGATCAGGGGTCTCACTCCAGAGGAGGGGATAAAAATGTATCAAGCCGAAAAAGAAATGGCGCGCATTGATACAGAGCTTGGTGCAGATCTGGGTCAAAGGATTCTTTTTAACGCGCCGATTGGGATCACGCTTGGAAACACTGCGGGAGGTTTTGCTCGAGACACGTTGCAGAAGAAGCCAAAGCCCCCCGGGAAGCGAAAAAAGTAGGGCTGTTTTGGTGACAGGTTAGAGGCCGCAAAATGGACGAGAACGAGCAGGAAGAAGACAACCGGGATGTGTTTGAAAAGGCCCTTGATTATCTAAGTCCCGTTGCTCTCGGATATGCCTTTATTGGCGCTTATGTTGGAACCAAGATCGGTGGAAAGCTTGGAAATCTTGCATCTCCCAGAAAGCCAAAACTTGTCAAAAAGCGTGGTCGCCGCGCTCAAATGAAGCCAGAAGATTTCGACGGCAGGCTCCGTAACCGTGTCAAGGGCAGGTTGATCGGAGGCTCCATTGGCGGCGCATATGGTCTGGGCGCCGGCAACAACATTCGTGCCGAGCAATTGGAAGACTGGCGCAAGTAGCCAACAACAAACAACCTGAAAGAAACGGGAGAAGCATATGGGAAAGGGTGGCGGAGGCAGCGCGCCAGCGGCGCCGGATCCGATCAAGACAAGCCAGGCGCAGGCGGATGCCTACATCAAGGCTGCAAAGCAAAGCTCAATCCTGAACAACCTTGCGCAGTTCACGCCTTACGGAAACATCACTTTCGACAAGGATGGAGAGGGCGTTCCGATTGCGCAGCGCGTGTCTTTGTCGCCGGCGCAGCAGGCGGCGTTTGATGCGCAGACCCAGCTTCAGGGTACGCTATCAAACGCAGCCGCGCAGCTTGCAGGATCCGTTCCCACCGGCCCGTTTGGTCTGCCAACAAATCTCCCCGGGTACACAACGGGCCTCGACCTGGAGGGCGCCCCTGACTACATGCGTGGGCTTAACCTCTCCAATGTCCCCAACGCACCCGGAACGGGTGATTTCTCTGCAGACAGGAACACTTACGAGCAGGCGATGTTCAATCGCGGCATGAGCCTGATGCGTCCGGAGTTTGACCAGCAAGCGAGGGATACACGGCAGATGCTGGCAGACCGTGGCCTCCCCATCACGGGCGAGGCATACAACACGGAGATGGACCGGCTCGGGAGGTCTCAGGGCGAGCAGATGGGCCGGATTGCGGCGGATGCTCTTGCTGCCGGCGCGCAAGAGCAATCGAGGATGTACGGCCTCGGTACGGA